CATGTCTGGGTATTATTCACTATATAAAAAGCATTGTTAAATTAGGCTATTAACAATGCTCTTTATATTTTAGGGGCAATTTAGGGGCATTAGAATTGAATATTTCTAAAACTTTCAAATTCTAATTCTTGTTGTTGTTTTGTCTTGTGAATGTATATTTCTCTAGTTACTCTTGAATTTTTGTGACCTAATCTTTTAGAAATCAATTCAATATCTATACCCTTGTCAATACACAAACTAGCATGAGTGTGCCGTAACATATGCAAAGTGAATTTAACAGTTGTATGATCTCTTAAATATCTACTTATATTTTCTCTTACCCAATATGAACCAGAGGAATTAAAAAATATAAGGTTGTTATTGTTGTGAAATTTTGATAAAGTCATTGATAAATTATTACTAATCGTTCGTTGCGACTCTACTATTTCTAAACATCTTTTATTTAATGATATTCTTCTATTTGAAGTTTCATTTTTTGTTAAGTCTACTTCTCTTTTTCTATTTAAGCTTTTATTAATTGTTAGAATATCACCATCAACATCATCAAATGTTAATACCAAACATTCACTAATTCGTAAGCCTGTATTAATAAGAAACTCTACAAGATTTTTATATCTTATATTACAATCTAATTGTTCCAATAGTATATCTATTTCATCTTGTTCAAGATATCTATTATCTTTTTTAGCTTCAACTTTTTTCATGTCTATTTTATCAAGAAAATTGACATCTTTTATATAATCAAATTTATACAACAAGCGAACATATACTCTTACTCTTTTAAGCACCTCATTATAATATCTATCTGATGTTACACATTGCTCTATCACATCTTTTAAATACCTTGCATTAATTAAATTTAATTTAATATCATATCCTTTTCTTTTGATTAAATTTATAACATAACTATTGTTATGCCTTGTGTTTTCTCTAGCATTTTTATAATGTTTTTCATAAACTCTATCTAACCCCTCAAAAAATGTAATATTATTATCTACTACATACCTTAAATCTTGAGCCTTAGTTCTTAATATCTCTCTTGCAATATCTTCATTTTTTTTGCTTTTTTTATCCATTGTGACAGTTATTTTTCTTAGTTTTCCAGAAATATCTTTAACACGATCACAATATTTTACTTTTCCGTTTTTTTGTTCTTCTATCCACATAGAAATACACATCCTTTCTTGATTTTAAGTAGATGTGTATGATATACTATTAGTGTATCTTGTGTGTATACCATACACATTTTTTTGAGATATTGCAGTATCTCATTTTATCCTTTACTCTTGCAGGAGTAGAGGATTTTTATTTGTTTAAACTGGTTGATTTCGACTAGTTTAAAAAGAAAAAGAAGCCTTTATCTAATGATAAAAGACCTCTTCACGGTGGGCATAGCCCTCTAATCTAGTATCATTATACTATATATTTTATGTCTTGTAAATTAATAGTTAATTTATTGAATATTATTTAAATCAACAGTTAATGATTCATATCTAGTGTAGTCACCTTGCGTATATGGAGAATCTATATTAAGTGAAATATTTTTAATATCATTTACTTTAGATTTTTTTGCAATAAATAAAATAGTCATTTCTTTTTCTGCTCCAGGTAAATAAGTTGTTTCTTTCCAACCTGCTATATATTGATTTTGTTCAACTTGTTCTTTAGTATCTTTTATTAGTAAATGACTAGTATTAGGATTAATATCAGCATTTTTAGTTAATTTATTCTCAATATTAATTCTTAGAAGTACAGATGTATATTCAGTATTTGCTTCTAATTTAGCAGATTGTAATCGTTGTGCATTAAAAGTATTATCAAATGATAATGTGGATAATTTGATTCCAGTTATTGTGACTTTGAATGCATTATTTTCTTTACTTACACTCGTTTCTTTCTTAAATTTTTCTTCAGAATGAAGACCACCTTCATTGATAATAGTGCTTTGTTTATCATTATTAGATGTTTGAGGAGTAGCTGCAGATTGGGTAGTTGTATTTTCAGTCTTTGATGAACAGCCACTAATAACAATAGAAGTAGCTAGTACAGAACTTAATAATATTTTTAATTTCATTTTTATTCACCTTTTAATTAATATATTCTAATCTTCTTTCACATATTCTATAATCTAATTTATATGATTGAGATATATATGTTAGATTGTTAATCTCCCTTATTTCCTCGTCTGATACCATGAAATAGCTAGCAAATAAATCAGCTTCTATTTCCTGTCTTGATAGAGGAGTATTGGTTACACGTCTTAGAAAATGTAAGTTAGATCCTTTATGTAATATATAGTGTCCTAACTCATGAGCTAATGTGTAACGCTGTTCTTTTGAAGATAGATTGTTGTTTATGTGTATGCAGTGGTATGTTATGTTATCTATTTTCAAAGTATGATACAAACCTTTATTTTCTCCAAGGTTTGCAAATTGTACAATTATACCTAATTCTTTAATGATTTTCAATGGATCGTTTGTTCCGAATTCTTTTACAAGAGAATAATACGTCTCTTTAATCGTCAATTTTAGATTCTTTATGACGTACCATAGCAATACGAGCTGCTTGCTCTATTGAAGTACGTACTAACTCCTTTGTAACTTCATCCATTGGTTCACCTTTATACATTAGGGTTTGTGTACTGTTTAAATTATTCATTAAATCATCTACCATTATTGAAATATCTTGATTCTCTGTATTTTGTATTCTTTCTTTAATTCTTTCTTCCATGAGATCACTACGAGAAACACCTAAATATTTACAAATCTTATCGACTTTATCCATTCTAGGAGCATTATACCCTTTTACGTAATTATTAATAGTAGTATTACTTACTCCTATTGCATTGGCTAAGTCAAGTTGTGTTTTATTATTCAGTTTCAAATAGTACTTTAAATTATCAGAAAAAATTCTTTGAGTTTCTTTTTCTTCAATTTTATTATTCATACTCAAAACTCCTTTCTTATCTATCATTATAAACTTAAACTTGAAAAAATTCAATATAAAATTAAAAAAAATCAAGTTTTTTTTGAAAATATTATTGACATCAAGTTAAAGTTGATTTATAATTAAAGCATAGGTTAAGGAAAGAGGAGTGAATTAATTAAAAATGTTCCTCTGAATAGGAAAAACCTAAAATTATTAGCAAGATTTAAGGAGGTAATATAGTGACATCAATTAAGCTTACATTAAAAGCAGCAAGAGTTAATGCTGGTTTTAAGCAGATAGACCTAGCTAAATTAATGGAAAAAAATGTTTCAACAATAATCAATTGGGAAAATGGTAACGGAAAAAATATTAATCTATATGATTTTAGAAAACTTTGTAAGATATTAAAAGTAAATCCTAATGATATTTTTTTTAAAGAATAAATCAAGTTTAAGTTGATTAAAATAAAAAAGAGGTTGGAATGAGAATATTAAACTTTTTAAAAGGAGAAAAGAAAATGACAGTAGAACCGATGTATCTAATGGCTGAAAATAAAGTTTTTAGTGGAGAATATAAAGATACAGAAACTAGAGATACTTTCGATATGAAAGATGAAGAGCTAATTAGAAATGAGGTCATTAACGTATTAGCAAAACACAATGTTCCATATTGGAAAGCTAAGGTAATTCTTGAAAGAGCTAAAGTATTTCTTAGAAAAGAATCTGTAGTTCAAGAGATTAAATAAGGAGAAGTGAAGATGTTATTAGAATTTTTTGAACTGATAAAAAGTGAATTAATGAATGCAATAACAATTGTTGGATATATTTTGATATTGCACACATTAATAACCACTATTCTTTCAGAAATTATTAGTGCTTTCAAGGGGAAAAAAGGATGACAACGATTAACGAATTTATAGCATTTATTATCTTTGAGATATGTTACTTAGGCTTAATGTTTTATATATTTTACATTACGGACAATTTATCATTTTTTAAACAATTTTTGTGGAATAGAAGGAATGATGGCAATGGAAAGAGAAGAAGAGGTAATTATAACATAAAAACAAGGAGGTAGATAAAATGACAGAAATACAAATTGATTTAGTAGAGTTGAGAAAATTGGATTTATCTTTCCCTTATTTTTCAAAAGAAGAAATCATGAAATGTTTTGATATAAAAGATACATCTTATGATAAATATAGAAAAATGTTTAAAGAAAAAGTTAAAGATAAACATTATCCATCGATATGTTATTTGAAGATGGGTACTAAAGAATTCTTTAGTGTTTATGCTTGGTTACATTTCTTTTCGAATTTTGAATATTATCAGGATAAAAGATTAGAGAAAAAAATAGTTAGATTTACTAAAAAAACTGTTGAAGAATTTAAAGAGATAGGAGTGGCTTAAAAATGAATAAACTTAGAAAAAGAAAATTTAATACTTATTATTGGACATGCGTTGTTGTTGCAGTATGCATGTTAATATTTAGTAACATTGAGTGGGAAAGGATTTTAGCTGGACTTATGGGTTCAATATTTATTCCATTTTATGGATTAGATGAAAGAGGAGCTTTTGCATTTCCAGATGGTGATGAAGATGAATAAACTAAAGAGATTATTTGTTAGACGTGGATTTGAATTAATAGAAAGTATGAATGGAGAATTGCCAGTCAAGGCAACAATTCATAGTGCTGGTGTTGATTTTATTGCTAGTGCTGATATAAAGATTCCTGCTTTTAGATTTAAGGGAAAGGCTACGTTAGTGCCTACTGGCATAAAAGCTTTTATGCCTAAGAATGAATGCTTACTTATATTTGCTAGAAGTAGTTTTCCTGTTAATTATGGATTAATTATGAGCAATGGAGTAGGTGTAGTTGATTCTGATTATTATAATAATCCAAAAAATGAAGGACATATAATGTTGGAATTTAACAATTTAACTAATAATCATTTAATTATTAAAAAAGGTGAGCGAATCGGTCAAGGGATTTTCTATAAAGTACCAAAAGTAAGTTATGGAGTACGATTGAAAGGAGATAAAAGAGGTGGAGGCTTTGGAAGTACAAACAGATCAAAATAAACAAAATTTTAATGAGGTTCAATTAAAAATGTATAATCACATTTCATATTATGGTGTAAGAATTGAACCTTATGTGGAAGATAAGTTTCCAAAAGAATACGAAACACATGAATTATTTGAAGTACTTGGTGCATATTTTACAAAAACAGCTAAAGTGCTAAAAGAGCTGCATTTAAAAGAGGAGTGATCTATTATGAGTGTTCTAAATTACAGGGCATTTGTTGATAATAAAATGTATAAAATGGTGGAGTGGAGGGGTGATTTTATTACTTTGAGTAGGAAATATGAAAGTAAATATGTTCAATCAATCAATGTTAAGCGTGAAGATATATTTATTATGCAGTCTAGTGGACTTAAGGACAGAAAAGGTAATGAAATATTTCATGGTGATATTGTTAAGAATTCTGATAAAGATATTGGAATAGTTAGATTTAAAGATGGTGCTTTTGAAGTGGACTTTAAAGAATATATCCCTGTTTTATTAGGATTAATTAATGATGATCTAGAGATAATAGGAGATATTCATAGAAATAAAAAGTTACTTGATAAAATTATTGATAAAAATAAAAAAGTAATATGCATGAATAAAGTTGAAAAAAGATTGTCCATAAAAAGGAAAAGAACGCCTAAAAAAGACGTTCAATGATTTAACTACATTATATCTTAAATAATATAAAAATGCAATAGATAAAAAATAAAAAGTAGGTGAGTATTATGTTGCTCTTTGATGAACAGCCAATAGTTTTTGATAGGACGTTGGCAAGAGAAATAGGTGATAGACACGCTACAGTGTTGCAGCAAGTTCACTATTGGATAGAAGTTAATAGGAAAAAGAAAAATAAGGAAGTCTATAAAGATGGATATTATTGGACTTACAGATCTATTAAAAAATGGCATGAAGAAGAATTTGATTACTTGTCATTCTCTACAGTTAGAAGAACATTCGATGACTTAATAGGGGATGGATATCTAATCACTGGAGAATATAACAAGTTCGGAGCAGACAGAACAAAGTGGTATAGGGTGAACAAAGATAAAATCAGTAAACTTTATGAAAAAATTACTAATGAAAAACATCTGTCAAATATGGCAAATGCAAATGCTCAAAATGAGCAAATGGAAATGCCCAAAATGAGCAGTTCTGAAATGCTCAAAATGAGCCAACCTATACAAGAGAATAATAAGAGATTAAATAAAGATAATAATATATCATATCAATCTAATAATAATATTATATATGTTCATGAAAATGAAAATGTGAATGAATTGAATGATTCTAAAAATATAAATGATAAGTCTTTTCGAAAATACAACACACAGTATTTCAGAGATAGCTTTGGGTATTCCCGAGTCAGTAAGAATAAACAAGTAGAGCTTGATAAGTGGATTAAATATGCAGTTGATATTTGTTTAATGCTACCTGATACAAAGCTGCACATCGGAAAGCAGACTATAACCGCAGGGGTTGTTGCTGAAAGATTAGCTGAATTGAGGTATGAGCATATTGACTATATTTTCACTAGATTAAGCCAGGTTAGTTATCCTGCTAATCATAAAAATTATATGTTGGCAGTACTGTACAACGCTAAAGAGCAATATGAGAGTAGTAAATCAACCTTTACTGGTGGAAATAATGCTCAAGGTAGATATGTAGCTCCAATGCCAGATTATTTGCAAGAAAGAGTGAATAACAGAGGTAGAGAAACAAAAGAAAGAATTGTTACTGAAGAGGATGAGGCAGCATATAATGCTTTAATGCAGGAATTACACGGAAAAGAACGCAGTGATGTTTGATGATAATTTCTAATTAGGAGGTTATCGATTTGGAGTTTGTTGAACCGTTAAGAACTCAAGAAGAACTAGATGCAATGAATTATTATTTTAAGAGTAGGAGTGAACGTGATTATTTACTTTTCTACATGGGAATCAATGTAGCGTTTAGGATAAGTGATCTATTAGGACTGAAAGTTGGAGATGTCAGAGGTAGAGATAAAGTCAGAAGACGTGAGATGAAGACTGGGAAGTTAAGAGAAATGATTATACTACCTAAATTAAAGCGAGTGTTAGAGGAATACTGCTTTAATAAAGATGATGAAGAGTATTTGTTCAAGTCAACACGTTATAAGAACTCAAATAGACCAATTACAAGGACTCAAGCCTATAGAATACTTAAAACTGGTGCGAAAGAGTGTGGGATAAAGAATATAGGTACTCACAGCTTCAGAAAAACATTTGGATATCATTTCTACAAAGAGAGTAAGGATGTAGTAACGCTTATGAAATTATTCAATCATCATGATCCTAGTATTACATTAAGATATATAGGAATTGAGAGAGATGAAATGAGTAAAGCAGTAAAAAAATGGGGTGGACTGTAACCTCATTTATATTTAAAACTATACTATGTAACCATTAAGGAAAAGATTACATTGTATAAAACAGAGTATATTCTAAACGCTGGTAATAGGGCGGTTAGGATATATATATCAGATGTAACAGTTTATAAGATATGTTACATATATATTTAATAATTCAATCATTCAATCAATCATTCATAAATAAATTTAAAGGAGAATAATAAATGATTAATAACGTAGTTTTAGCAGGAAGATTAGTAAGAAATATAGAATTAAGACAAACGTCTACAGGTAAGGAAATGACTTATTTTACCTTAGCAGTAAATAGGAATTTCAAAAATGAACAAGGAGTACAAGCTGCAGATTTTATTGGTTGTGTTGCTTTTGGGAAAACTGCGGAGAATATGGCACGATTTCTAAGTAAAGGTAGTTTAATAGCTGTAGAAGGTAGAATCTCTACAAGAAATTTCCAAGGTAATGATGGTAAAACTGTTTATGTTACTGAAGTAGTAGCAAGTAGTATAACTTTCTTAGAGAGTAAGAAGCAACAAGGAAATACTAATCAATATGGACAAACACAAAATGGTGGTTATAGCCAACAAGCTAATAATGATTTTGGAGGATTTGAAGATAATATTGATTTCAATATGGGGTGGAATCCATTTCAGGAAGATTAATTAGAGGTGTAAAGATTTGATTAGTGAGAAGTTTAAGGAATATATTTTTATTGATGAAGAGCATGAGATATTTAAGGGGAGAATGGTTAGATACAGATTTCCTAATGGATATGGTGCTTCAGTGATAGAAGGTGAAAAGAGTTATGGGTTAGAGCTTGCAGTATTAGAATTTTCTGAATCAGAATATGGAGATACAGCATCAGAATTTACAGATGATGTAATAGGTTTTATAGATGATGAAGAACTAGATGAAATATTAGAAAGGATATCAAGGTTAGGAGAAGATGGGAAAGAAGAGAGTTAGGAATACTTTTGGATATAGCAAGCCTGGGCAAAAGAAATTAACTCGTAGTCAGGCAACTGAACTAGCAATAAGTGAGATTGAAGAAGGATATACTAGACGATTACAGAGAGAAGTTAATCTTAAGGTTGCAGATTTCATAGGAGATTTTTGTTTAGCCTTAGCGTGGAGCTTGCGAGCAAATCATAATTATGGTGCAAAACGAATTGAAAGAACTATTAGAGAAATGTTTGAAGTAGTTAGTGATGCAAAAATGAAAGAAGCTGGTTACTTTTTATTTGATTTAGGAGAAACTAGAGAACAATTACTAATAGAAACAGGACTAGACATTGAACCAGTCATAGTAGATGAAGTAAATAAACATCTAGAGAGGGCAAAAGAGTTTGCAATAAAAAGTGGAGTATTCAAAGAGAAAGTAGAGGTATAGAGAATGAATAAAAGACAAGCAAAAAAATTAGAATTAAAGAATAAAATAAGTGATATTAAGAAAGATTATAATTTACAAGATAAAAAAATAGAAGCCTTAAATATAAGAGGTGATAGTTTTTTTGAAGAGACTAAGAAGTTAACGGAGCAATTTAAAAAGCAAGAAAAACTACTAGAAGCAACTAAAGATAGTTTTTCTAATCTTTTACAAACTCAGATACATTTAGAACTTGAGAATAGCAAAAGGGCAGATGAAATGAATAATATTATAGAAAATCAAAAAGAACGTATCCATAAGCTAGAATATAGCGTATTTGGAATGGCAATTTTAATGATAATAGTATTTGTTTCAGAGTTGATTAAGTGGTTAGTATAGGAAATTATAGTAATATTTGAAAGAGTAGAGGAAATGAGAACATGTTCGATGAAATATTAATAGCAGTTTACTTAATTCTTGTAGGTGCTTTATTCGGAGCAGTGATTAAGGATGTTAGTTTGAATAAGATTAGAGATGAAAATTTAGTATTAAAAGCAGCTAATGCACAATTAAAAGAACAAGTAAAAGAACTAGATTATAAACAAGCAAAATTAACTAAAAAAATAGCTGAATTGAATGGAATAGGAGGATAAGAGATGGCGAATTGGTGTGAAGGATATTTAAAAATAAGAGGTAAAAAGAAAGATTTAATTAATTTTATAGAAAATGAGTTTGTAATAGCAAAAAGTGAAAGTGTTATTTCAGAAATTGAATACATCGACGTAAAAATGGAAGATGATGGTTTGGGCGAGTGTAGGTTTGAACATGAAAGTTCACATTTAAAAAAAATAAAGCTAAAAAATACTAGAAGATTTTTTATAAAGAGTGAAGAATTATCATTTTATTACGATGAAGAAGATGAAGATGCTATTTGCCATATAACATTATGGATAGAACAAGCGTGGGCTGTCATTGTTCAACCACTTCTAGTCGAACATAGCCAAAAATATTCATTAGATTTTAATTTATACGCTAGTGAAAATGGTATGAAATTTGAACAGTATATCACTGTTATTGATGGAAGATTGGTGAGATATGAAGAAAAAATATATAATGATTTCAATTTTGAAGCTATAAACCCAAATTTAGGAGGATAACAAATGATTAAAAAGATATGGGATAACATAGAGATTATACTAATCACACTATCAATGTTGTTAGTAATGTTCACAGCTGGATTGATATTAGGAGTATATGTATCAAGCAACACGATAGAAGAACTTTCTAACGACAATATTGTTAAAGAAAGAACTATCCAGCAACAAAAGGAACGTATTAGAGAATTACAAATACTTAAGCAGTTGAAGGAGATTTATGGGTAATAAAAAAATGAATTTTTTAGACTTATTTGCCGGTATAGGTGGATTTCGTTTAGGAATGGAACGAGCTGGGCATAAATGTATAGGATTTTGTGAAATAGATAAATTTGCAAGATCAAGCTATAAAGCAATGCATAACACAGAAAATGAAATAGAATTTCATGATATAAAAGAGGTGACTAATGAAGGATTTAGAAAACTTAGAGGAAAAGTCGATGTTATTTGTGGAGGATTCCCATGTCAAGCTTTTTCAATCGCTGGAAAACAACTGGGATTTGAGGACGCTAGAGGAACTTTATTCTATGAAATTGCTAGGGCGACCAAAGAAATCAAACCACGCTATTTATTGCTTGAGAACGTCAGAAACTTATTATCGCACGACAAAGGGCAAACATTCACAAGAATACTTAAAATCTTGGATGAACTGGGGTATGATGCTGAATGGCAAGTGCTTAACAGCAAAAATTTCGGAGTCCCACAGAATAGGGAACGTGTCTTCATTGTTGGACATCTTAGAGGAGAACGTACCTACAGAGTTTTTCCTATCGGAAGAAAAGACAAGGGAATTAATACTAACGGAGAAATAAACCAAGTAGGTAATATAGGTAAAAGTTATAATTTCGGAGGAAACCCGCAAGTTACTAGAGTATATGATATTAATGGAATTTCACCAACTCTTAACACAATGCAAGGAGGTGGGAGAGAACCTAAAATACTAGTCAGAGAAGCTACAAAACAAGGTTACGCAGTGGCTGATGTTGGAGATAGTATCAACTTCTCACATCCCAACTCAAAAACCCGCCGCGGTCGAGTAGGAAAAAATATTGCTAATACACTTCTTACAAGCGATGAACAATGTGTTGTGTTACCTCAAATTATTCAAAGATCACATGGATTTAATAAAGGAGGAGTACACAATATAGCACCTACGTTGACAAAAAGCAGTTATCAAGAAAATAATTTTTTGAAAACAGAAGGTGTTAGTATCAGAAAACTTACACCCCGTGAGTGTTGGAGGTTGCAAGGCTTTCCCGATTGGGCATTTAACAAAGCACAAGAAGTAAATAGTAATAGCCAACTATACAAACAAGCTGGTAATAGCGTAACTGTAAATGTAATTGAAGAGATAGCTAAAAGGCTGAAATAGGAGGTGAGAAGATGAAAATTGACAATAGAGAATTTGAAATAATATTCACGATGAAAGATGACGAAACTATTTGTGTTAAAGCTAGTAAAAATACTCTTGATAATGTTAATAAGTTACATAAAGATTTAGACGAAATCAAAGGTAATGTAATACTAGATTTTAACGGAAAGAAAGTTGACTTGAGGAAAGTAGACTATTTTAGATGGTATCTGATTTATTGGGAGGAAAAGAGATGATTTTAGAAGATCGCTATTTTAAAGTAATTGGCAATATTTACGAAAACAAAGAATTGCTGGAGGTTAGGTAATGAGATGGTTTAAGGAAGAAATAGACCTAATACTTATTATAGGTGTATTCATAATTATTATCGGTTTAGGGTTAACTGTGTTTAAAGAAGATAAAGCCGAGGATACTTTACAAAAAGTAGTAATAAAACTACCTAACAATGAAATAGTAACTGGAGAACTAGCAGAGTGGACTACATATGATAATAAAGATACTGTAATGGTTAAGTTAAAAAACGGAAAACAGTATTTAGGACATTCAAGTGATATTGTTTTATATAATGATTAGGAGGAATAAACAATGCGATATAAAGTAATAGACTATGTGTCAAAGAAAGAAAAAGTTAAAGAAAGCACTTGTGGTTGTTGCTTTCACGTAAGGTCGGCAGAACAAGGATATATTATTTTACAAGATGAAAAAGAAAGAGAAAAAGTTGTCGATTTATATGAATGGAAATGTCGTTTATGTAAAGAGATAAGAATAGAGAATGTAATTGATTTTTCTAATTGGTTATGGAAACAAGAAGTAGATGAAATACCTAATGAGCTATCAGAAAGATTTGAATGGTTGTACGATATCGTGGTTGAATATAAAAAAGAAAAAGTGGGATATTATGTGTAGGAGGACTAGAAATGACTAACGAAGAATTTGAGCAAGAAATAAAACGATTAGAAGAACGAATAGAAGATCAAATTAATAGCTTAAGAATTAAGTTTTTGGAAAGTAATGCGAATAAAAAACCTTATGAAGTGGAAGTGCCAGATGATATTAACCATTTAGGCTATTTAGATGAAGATGAAGATTGCATACCTTTAGAAGATTATGATTATAAGCGTAAAAATAATATATATATCCGTGGTTTAGCGTTTAAAACTAGAGAAGAAGCTGAACAATTCGATAAAGAACGTATATTAATAAATAAACTGAAGAATTGGGCTAAAGAACAACAAGGAGACTGGACACCTAACTGGAATGACGATGATGAAACTATCCATGAGGTACAAATCGACAGGTTTCCAATGTATGCGTGTGATAGTCCGTTAGTGATAAATGAGGTTGAAGAAGTTCGTTCGGTTTCTATTTTTCCATATTTTTGTACATATGAAACAGCAAGAAAATTCATCGAAGAGTTTGGAGATGAGATTAAGGAGATGTTTTGCTAATGGGAAATGGAAAATTTTTATACTTAAGAATTATAGTAAGTGATGATAAAACTGTAGAAGATAAAGTTAGAGAAGTATTTCGTGAATGTGAATTTCATGGTTGGAATATTGTGGCATATGATTTGAATCCACATAACAGCTATGACAATGAATATTTAATGACAGTATACATGGAAAAGGAGGAATAGAATGACTAATAGAATATATTTAGCATTAAAATATAAAGATGCTCAAATTATAAAACATGCATTACAAGAATATGTTAAGAGATCAGATGTGAAAAATGAAACAGATATTGAAGAAGAGTCAATATTACTTAATAGCATTGAAGAAGAAGTTAACCTATTCAAGAGTAAGAATGGAATTAAGTAAGAGGTAAAAGAGGTGCTTTGCTAATGGAATTAAAATCAATGTTTATAATGGACATTCTACTTTACATCATAGGTATTTTCTTCAGTGTCTCACTAATATCTGTAATGGTGTTTATGGTAGTTGCTTTGAAGAGATATATTAACTGGAGGAAGTAAGATGTACGATTTAAAAGCTTATACTCCAACTCAAGGGGTTAAATCAGTGACACGTTATAATTTTAGAACACAAGAAGTTGAGCTAGAAGTTTCACCTTATATGCCTGTTAAAACTAAGAATTTTAAGTTGTTACGTTGTAGTGAATTAAAAGATATATGGGGTAATTTAATATACGAAGATTATATTGTGAAATATAAAGATGATTTAATTGGTGTAGTTAAATTTATAAAAGGTAAGTTTGTTGTTGAGTTTAAACAAATAACAGTTGATTTATGTAATATCTATGATAGATTATTAATAATAGGAGATGTGTATGCAGGAAACGAACAATAAGAATAATAAAGCGAATAGAAGAGGTAAAGAGAGTTATTTAAAGAAAAAGTTTCTAGAGCAAGTAAAATACTTAAGAGGATTGATTGAGTCTGATAAAAGGTTACTTGAAGAGAACGAGTATAGTTTAATCAATATTAAAGGCATGGACTATTCGAAAGATAAAATAAGAGGTGAAACAAAATCAACTCTTGAATCCCGTCTAGATAAATCGGAAGAATTAAAAAATCGAATTCTAAAAAGCATAGAAGCACTTTTAGAAATGCAAAATAAAATTAAGGAATATATAGACAATATGCCGAATTTAGAATATAGATTATTGCTGCAGTTAAGATACCTAGAATGTAAGACATGGGCAGAGGTTGAGCATATATTAGATATTGAATATACAACTAGAAATCAAAAGCATTCATTAGCTATTAATCAGATATTCATTCCAGATATAATAAAATATAAAAAAATATAATATCATATAATAAAATATAAATAAATATAACAACATATAAACAAATATAAATTCAAATGTAATATAATATATGTGTGAATGATTTCACAAATATTAAGATCCTTTATATAAATAATAATCGTATACCAATTAAGCGTGATTTGCATCACGCTTTTTTGTATGGAGTTTTAAATGTATAAAACAAAAGAACAAAAGCAAAGATTCTATAAGAGTAGTAACTGGTTAAAGTTGCGACTGAAAGCATTGAAGAGAGATAACTATGAGTGTCAACAGTGCAAGAGATTAGGTAAGGTGAGCAAAGGTCAGAACGTTCACCATAAATTAGAAATAGAATTCTATCCTGAACATGCACTTGATATTGATAACCTAGAGACATTGTGCATTAATTGTCACAACGTTGAGCATGGTAGATTGTTTGGCAATGGTAGTAGGAAGAAGAGATGGAACGATGAAAAGTGGTAGTATTTCCCACGTAGTCCACTATTATTTCCCAGAAATACCCCCCTCAAAAAATTTTGAAAAAAATTTTTTTCTTCAGGAGCGGGCGGGTCTCTTTTTCGGAGCTGAATCGATATTTTTTTCACGAGGGGGGGGAGTGGTATAGCTAATGATAAAAAAAAATCAACCGTAAACCAAAGAGAATTAAAAAAATTTCTTTTGGAAAAGATTAATCAACCTGATAATATTCTTGAGATTGAGAAGGTAAATAGGTACATGCAATTTGTCGAATTAATAGCGAAACTTAAGCAAGATATTAAAAAGCAAGGAGTAACTATTGTAGTAGAAAATGGTAGTCAAAGTTATATAAAAACTCATCCTGCTATCGCTGAAATTAGTAAATTAAACACTAGTATGCTTGCAATCGAAAGAACATGGAATTTCAAAGTTGATTACATAGAAGATATTAATGATGATGATCTAATATGATTTTAAATAAATATGTAGAAGAGTATATTAGTGATTATCGTGAAGGTAAAATAGTATTAAATAAAGAACGTATTCAGCTAATAGATATATTAGAGAAATATGTTTTTCCAAGAGATGATATATATTTCAATGATGATTTAATTGAAAAGTGTATAAAGTTTGGAGAGAAATATTATTTTAAACTACAACCATTTCAAAAGTTTATAATTGCTTTTGTTTTTTTATTATACAAGAAGAATGATAAGGCATATTATAGACGTTTTTTAATTATGATGGGACGTGGTGGAGGAAAGAACGGATTAATTTCTGTTTTAACCAATTTTTTAATTAGTTCACTTCATGGTATCCCAGATTATAATATTTCAATAGTTGCTAACTCTGAAGAACAAGCTAAAACATCTTTTAATGAAAGCTATAATGCTATCACAAGAAACCAGCGAATGGTTAAGAGTTTTAAGTGTACTCTTGAACAAATACAAAATCTTAAGACTAGAAGTATCTTGAAATTTAGAACATCAAACGCAAGTACGAAAGACGGATTAAGAGATGGAGCTGTAGTATATGATGAAATTCATCAGTATGAAAATAATAATACTGTTAGAGTATTTTCAAGTGGGTTAGGTAAAAAGAAAAATCCACGAGAGTTTTTTATTACTACAGATGGTTATGTAAGAGATGGATTCTTAGATAAGCAAAAAGCAAAAGCTAGTAAAATTTTAAGTGGCGAAAGTCCTAACAGTAATATGTTTATTTTCATCTGTAAGCTTGATGATTATGAAGAAATTGATAATCCTGATGTTTGGGAAAAAGCTAATCCAATGTTTAGTAATCCTAGAAGTGAATATGCTGATAATCTTTATGATGTCATTTTTGATGAATACAGAGATTTAGAAGATGAACCAGAGGGACGTGAGGAGTTCATAACTAAACGTATGAATCTTCCTGAAACTGATTTAACTAAAAGTGTTGCTACTGATGAGGAAATTTTCGCAACTAATAGACCTATGCCTAATGTTAAACATAGAACATGTATAGGTGGACTAGACTTTGGTTCTATCCGAGATTTCACTGCTGTAGGATGTTTATTTAAAATTGATGGTGATTACGTCTGGAAAACTCACTCTTTCGCTAGAAAAGAGTATCTTGACAAAGCTAAATTAAAACCACCTATAAGGGAATGGGAAAAACAAGGACTTTTAACCATTGTTGATGAACCATCCATAAATCCTGAACATGTTGTAAATTGGTTTGTAGAAATGAGAAAAGAGCATGGGTTAGAGACTATAGTTGCTGATAATTATAAACTAGATTTACTACGACCACTTTTGGAAAAACAAGGATTTGAGGTTATATGTATTAGAAATCCTAAGGCTATTCATCCTCTACTAATTCCTAGAATAGAGAGTGCTTTTGCTAACCGTCAAATTATTTGGGGTGATAATCCTTTAATGAGATGGTACACGTTTAATGTTTATGTAAATATAAAAAAAGATGGAAATAAGGTATATGAGAAAAAGGATGAACATAGAAGAAAAACAGATGGATTCCAAGCATTCGTACATGCTATGTATAAGGCTGGAGAGTTGCTTAATGATGAAGTTGATTTCTTCTTAAATAATTTAGAATTTTAAAAAAGAGGTGAGATTTTGGGATTTTTTGGCAAAAAAAAAGAAATCGACATACTCCTAGATTTAGATTTAATAGAAAATAGTTATGAAAATGTACATATGAAAAATATGGCATTACATACAAATATAGATCTTATCGCAAGAACTATTTCACAATTAGAATTTCTTGTTGTGAAAAATGGAGAATATATAAAAGATAGGCTATATTACAAGCTAAATGTTAAACCTAATAAAAATCAGAATGCTTATGAATTTTGGAAACAATTTGTTGAAAATATATTTTATGAGAATGAGTGTTTAATTATTAAGACTGATTCTGATGATTTAGTTATTGCAGATGATTTCTACAGAGAAAGATCCGCACTATATGAAGATAAGTTTTCAAATGTACAAATTGACACATTTAGGTATGATAGAGATTTCTATAGTGAGAGTGTGTTGTATTTCCACTATAGTAACCGTAGATTACAGAACTTTGTAAATGGTATTTATAAAGATTACGGAGAACTATTTTCAAGAATTGTAGCATTCCAGAAAAGAAAATCTCAAGTAAGAGCAGTTACTAAAATTGATACTACAAAATATGATCAAAGTAAAACTCATGAGATTCAAGAATTTATTAATAGGATAACTAAGGCATTTAGAGACCAAGAGTACGCTAATGTACCTATGCAAGAGGGACTTGAATATAGTGAAGCAAATAAAAACAGCGTTAAGGCTGAATCAGTTGATGAAGTAGCAAAAGTTGTTAATAACTTTACTAATCATATTGCTAATTGTTTAGGAATACCTGTTGGTTTGCTGAATGGTAATTTAGCAGATGTAGAGAAGCAAACTGATAATTATATGAGGTTTTGTATTAATCCATTAATTAAGTTTATTATTTCCGAGTTTAACGGGAAATTTTTCACAGAAAAAGAGATATTAAATGGTGATGGATTAGAAGCAAATACAACTCCAATAATGATCTATAATATATTTAATTCTGCGAGTTCTATTGATAAGCTGATTGCTAGTGGAATGTACACTATTAATGAGCTTAGATTAAAATTAGGTGATAAATTGTCTACTGAAGAGTTGGCAAATAGACATCATATAACTAAAAACTATGAAACTTTAGGAGGAGGTGAGCAAGGTGACAAAGAAGAAAGTTGATTACTTTTTTAATTCAGTACAAACAAATGGAAAAACTGAACTAACTATTAGTGGTGCTATTGGTGAGAGTTCATATTTTTATGAAGCAACATCAGCTAAAGATGTTAGAGAAGCGTTAGAAAATGCTACTGGAGATGTTCATATATATTTAAATAGTGGTGGTGGAGATGTATTTCAAGGTATTGAAATCTACAATTATTTAAAAAACATCTCAAACAATGTTACTGTTGAGGTTACAGGAACAGCTTGTAGTGCTGCTTCTATTATTGCAATGGGTGCTAATAAATTAATAATGAATACTGGAACTTCGCTTATGATTCATGAAGCCTCAACAATTGCTTGGGGAAATAAGAATGAAATCAAGAAAACATTAGGAGCGTTAGAAACAATTGACACTCTACTTGTTGATATTTATAGCGAAAAAACTAATATTGATAAGTCAGAGATAGAAAACTATATTTCAAATGAAACATGGTTTACTGCAGATGAAGCTGTAGAACTTGGTTTTGCTGATGAGAAAAAATCAGAAGTAAAAGCAGATGAAAATATGGAAAATATTTTAACGAATGATTTTATTGAGAATTTATTCAAAAATGAAACATTTGTACAGAAAGTTTCTAGTATGGTTAATAACAATGTGTTAGACAATAAAGAAGATGAAGAAACTATAAATAACAATGGTTTCTTTTTATAACGGAGGAAAATCAATGACAATTAAATTTAAAAATTTCGAAGAGAAAAAACGCTTATATGCTGATTCAGTGTTAAATAATGAATCAAAAGAAACACAAAGTAAAGCATTTGATGATATGATGTCAACAATGGTTGATGAAATCAGAGATGATATTTTATCAAATGTGAATACTAATAACATGGATAATGTTATTTTAAGTAATAGAGGACAACAAGTCTTAACATCTGAAGAATTGAAATTCTTTAACACTGTAATTGAGCAAGGTGGATTTAAAGAACATGATACTTTACCAAAAACAACTCAAGAGCGTGTATTTGATGATTTAGTAAAAGAACATCCACTATTAGAAAAATTAGGGTTACAAAACTATGGATCTATTACAGAATTTATTTATGGTAATCCAGAAGGTGCTGCAGTTTGGGGAGAACTATTTGGAGGAATTCAAGGTAGTTTAAATGCTAACTTTAGAAAAGAAAAAATCGGTCAATACAAACTTACAGCATTCTTTGCAGTATCTAACGATATGTTATCATTAGGGCCTGTTTGGGTTGAAAAATATGTAAGAACATTCTTAGTAGAAGCTTTAAAAGTAGCTTTAGAAAAAGCGTTTATTTTAGGTGATGGGAAAAGTCAACCTATTGGATTAAACCGTGATTTATTAGCTGCGGTTACTCAAGGGCAATATGCTGAAAAAGCTGCAGCAGGTACTTTAACATTTAAAGATACTAAAACTATCATTGCTGAAATTGCAGGAGTTCATAAAAATCTTGCAAAATATAAACGATTGAAAAAAGATGGAGTTACAGAAGAGGATGAGTACCAAGCTAGAAATATTGCTGGTAAGGTGGTTATGCTTATTAATCCATTTGAATATTACGATATTATGGCAAGAGCAACTGTTCAAAATGCTTCTGGAACATTCATTACTGCTTTACCATTTAATCCAACGATTATTGAGTCAATTTTCGTTCCAACAGGAAAAGTAATTTTCTTTGTAGAGGGTGAATACTTAGCGATTACTGCTGGAAGTTTTGGAATTAGTCAATTTAAAGAAACTCTAGCTATGGAAGATGCAACATTATATATTACTAAAATGTATGCAAATGGTAAGCCAAAAGATAACTACGCAGCACAAGTATATAATTTAAATATTACACCACTAGCATAGGAGGATAAGTTATGGTTAAAGTAAAAATTTTAAGTTCTTTTGTGGATAAATATTCTGATGAAGTATATAAAGTAGGTGATACTGTAGATTTCCCTGCTGAAAGACTAAAAGAGCTAAAACAAAATTTATCAGTTCATGATAGAGAATTTTTCGAAGAAGAAAAGAAAGAAGTCAAAGCTGTTGAAAATGTTGAAGAAGAAAAAGTAGAAGTAACATCAGAAGAGAAAGCTGAAGAAGAAAAAGTAGAAAAAACTGTAGAGACTACGGAAGAATAATCTATGGATGAACTATTAAAAAAGTTAAAAGATAGATTACATATTTTACATAATGATGAAGATGAGCAACTTAAACAGTTGCTTTCTTCATCTATTTTTTCGTTAAAAAATCAGTGTGGATATTTTGATGAGACAACTAATCTTTTAGCACAGGAGTTAATTTTTGAAAGAGTTAGATATGCATACAATGATAGTTTAGAATATTTTGATAAAAATTTTAGGACACAAATTATTAATCTTGCTTTATCAGTAGGAGAAATAGAATGATAAATCTAGGAAAAAAACAAGAAAAAGTTAATCAGACATATAATGATGGAATAGCTAAATTTGTAAAGTATGAGTTTGGAAAAGATAAGTTTAACACTAAATTAACATCAAAAACTGAAAAAGAAATTAATAAGTTTTGGTTTAGGAAGTTAAATATTACATCTGTAGAAAAATATCAAGCTTTACAAGTTGATACAGAAGTATCAAGAAGAATAGCGATTCGTTTATTTCCACAGATTGATGATTATATTTTAAGTGATCTATTTATCATTATTAAAAATAAATCCTATACGATTTCTAGAATTTGGCATAATCATAAAAAAAATGAAACTGAATTATCATTGGTCGAGGTGATTAAAAATGAGCATTAAAGAGTTAATATTTCAGACTATATCAGATATGGAATTGAATATTCCAGTTTCTTATGGATTTAGTGATGATACTGATTTTCCTAAAATTGTATATTTTCATGTACATACTACAGAAAAAAGATTATCTGATAAGCGAAAAATTAAACACCATGTATATCAGTTAAATTTCTATGATCTAGTGCCACATGATTTGGATAGTTCAGAAATTTTACAAAAGATACAAAACTCATTGGATGATACTAAATTAAATACTGGTTCTTGGCAAGAAGTAATTGGTGTGGATGCTGACAGAAAAGAAACTCAATTTATGTATTTCTTGGAGATTTACTCATGACAAAAGAGTTTGGTTTTAGTGGAGCAATTGCTAAGTTAAATAAGATTAGCAGTAATGCTAAAACTATTAATAGCATAGTAGAAAAAGAAGCAGAAGAAATTAAAGATGATGCAAAAAAAATCGCTACTAGCAAAGGTTTAAAAGTAACTGGTGCTGGTGTTGAGGGGATTATCGCAAAACATGCATTATATGAAAGTACAGTAGGTTGGGCAGGTAGGCCCAATCTACATTTATATTTCCATGAAGTAGGATTTCATGCTGGGTTTTCTAAAACTACTAGTAGAGAAAGACGTGGTAAGCGTGCAAGAAGATATAAAAAAGGCAGTAGAAAATATGTTGCTCCTAAGCCACATATTAGACCTGCAGCATTACAACACAAAGATTCATTTGCTAAGAAAGTTAAAGATAAATTATTAAATAAATAGGAGGAACTGAAATGACAGTAACTAAAGAGAGAGTAGAAAGAGCGTTAATGACAGGTGTTGGTGCTGGTTATTTACAAAAAGTAAAGACAGAACCAACTAGTGAAAGTGGATTAACATATGAGGATAAGGTATACGAAGTATTCGCAATAGATAAAGTAGCATTTAAAGGGCAGACAAAAAATAAAACAGTATATTTATCAAACATTAAATCACGTGACATTGTTAAATTCTCAAGTGCAGAGATGACTGTAGATATTGGATTCTTCCCAGAAGGTTTCGTAGAAGAAATGAGTGGAATGATTAAACTTGCAGATGGTGCATATGTTCAAGGAGATAGTCCGAAGTATAAATATTTCAGATGGTCATTCCTTGTTACAGATGAAAATGGCGGAGAAATTATTTACAACTTCCCATACTGTCAATTAAAACATCCAGATTTCAATGCGGAAACTGAAACTGATGAGAAGAAAGAAAATATTGCACAGGTTACTATTGAGGCATTCCCAGTAATTGGAAATAAAAAAGTATACTCTAAAATCGACTTACGTACGACTAATTTATATGATCGTGAGAAATTATTATTAAATGGTTTCTATGATGCAGAAACTTTAAAAGCTTGTATTAAAGACGGTCAAACAGATTCTACAGTAGTCCCTAGAGGATAATAAATAAGATTTAAAGAGCCGACATAAGTTGGCTCTTTTTTGGAGGTAATAAATGAGTATTTTTACAAAAAATATAAAGACTTTTAAAACTGATATTTTAGGACATGAAGTTGAATTAAGATGTAATTTAGCAGTTTGGTTACATTTGGAAGCAGACTTTGGTATTAAACAAGGTGAATGGGCAGATGTATATTTAAAAGAAAAGAATATTGCTAGTGCTAAATTTTTAGTATCTATTTTGAAAGCTAATAAGTTAAAAACAACACTTGAGGAAGTTTTAGAAAATGTAACTGATACTGACTTGGAAGTATTTATTCTAAAATATCAAGAAGCTATGTATGGAGATCAAACAGCAACATTACTTCAAATGTTAGGAATTACTGATGATAGTGAACTGGGAAAGAATATTTTAGAAGAACAGGTAGAAGACCTAGTTCATACACAACCAAAAGTAGTGAGCAGAAATCCGAAGAAAGCCAAGAAGAGACAGAAGAAACACAAGAAATAGATTGGGACGATATATTTTATAAGTGTAGAACTTGGTTTAACATGACTATGGATGAGTTTATGTATGATTTTTCATTAGAATATATTGTTTATATGATTAATAGATATATCGAAGATAATTATACAACGAATGATTCTGAAGAAGGCATAAGAGTTACTAACGCAAGTAATATATTATAGGAGGTAAAAATGGCAAATTACATGGATAAAGTTGGTGTCATACTGACTGCAGAAGGTGTAGGGTCTTTTACCTCTGCTATTAAGCAAGGTGAAAATGCCTTACGACAACTTCAAGCAGAAGCTAGAAGAAATATAGCTTCATTAGGTAGTGGTGCGAAAGCATATGATATCTACAAAGCGAAGATGAGTGGACTTACTACTCAAATGAAGCAATCAGCAAGTAATGTTAATAATTTAAAAGATAAATACGATGCTTTAAAGAAATCTACTAGTGAGATACCAAAAGAGATTGAAAAGTTATCAAATGCTTTTAGGCAAAAACAATCAGTTTTAAAGACAAATGGAACGTTGTTACAAAGTCAAAAAGAGAATTTAAAACACTTAGAAAGCACTTATGGTAAGAGTAGTGCTGCTGTTCAAAAATATAAAGAAACAGTATCAAATACGAGCAAAGCATATAAGAAGACTGAACAAGAAGTTAAGAGCCTTGAAACGCAAATTAAAGGCTTAAATAGTACATTAAGTACTCAACAGAAAGAATTAGGAGCATTACCAACTAAAATAGCGAACGCTGAAACAAGCTATTTTAAATTAAGAGATGCAGTTGAGAAAACTCATACTGCATTTAGAAATAGTGGTGGTAGGTTAGCTGATACAGCTCAAAGATTTAATGATGTTGGTACTAGAGCACAAGTTTTAGGACAGAAGATGTCGGGAGTTGGTGACGGTTTAACAAGAGCTACTGCTGGGATATCTTCTGGAATGTTATTGGCCGCTAGAAGTGCAATCAATTTTGAAAGTGATTTTGCTGGAGTAGTTAAAACTGTAGATGCAACACCAGAACAACTAGAAAAGATTAGACAGAGTTTCTTAAATCTTTCTACAGAGATTCCTGTTAGTGCAAATGAATTAGCGAAAATTGGTGAAGTAGCTGGGCAGTTAGGTATTAAAACTGAAAATATAGTTGACTTCACAAAGACCATTGCAGATTTAGGAGCTACTACTAACTTAAGTAGTGAAGAAGGTGCAGCAAGTTTAGCACAATTCATGGCTGTAATGGGAACAAGTCAAAGCAGTATTAGAAATCTAGGTTCTACATTAGTAGAATTAGGAAACAACTTTGCCACAAATGAAAAATCTATTGTAGAAATGTCACAACGACTTTCTGGGATGGGTAAACAAACTAATATGTCAGAGGCTGATGTATTAGGATTAGCGGCTGCAATGAGTACTGTTGGTATTGAGGCAGAAGCTGGTGGTAGTGCAATGACACAGGTTATGACAAAAATGCAAAACGCAGTAATGTCAGGTGGAGAAAACTTAGGTAAGTTTGCTAAAGCCGCTGGAGTTAGTGCTAGTGAATTTGCTAATGCATTTAATAATCGACCTGTAGAGGCACTTGGATTAGTTCTTAAAGGTCTTAAAAATGTAAAAGAAAGTGGAGGTAATGTTAACGATGTACTGGCATCTTTAGGTGTAACGGGTATTCGTGAAGCTGATGCCATGAAGAGACTTTCTGGAGCATTAGATGGTGATAGTGGATTAGGTAAAGCCTTAGAAATCGCTAATAAAGGTTGGAAAGAAAATACAGCCTTAACTAAAGAAGCAAGCATCAGATATCAAACAAGTGCTAGTAAAATTCAAATGGCTAAGAATGAAATTCAAAAAATGGCAATTGAAATGGGAGCACAATTATTGCCAAGATTGGCAGAAGTATTACAACACTCTAAACCACTTGTAAAAACATTAGGTGATATGATGTTATGGTTTAGTAAATTGCCACCTGCTGTACAATTAGCAGTGTTAGGTATGGGTCCATTCTTATCTGTTCTAGGAAGATTAACAACTGGAATAGGTGGAGGAGTCAAGAGTCTTGGTACTCTGATTCAATGGTTAGGTAAAATCAGAACTGGTAAAGCAGTGGCTGATGTTGCCAAATTAGGTACTGAAATTACTGGTGTTGGAACTAAGGCTGCAACTACTGGAAGTATGGCTTCTATGTTAACTAATCCATATATTGCAGGAGCTGCATTAATTGGAGCTGCTTTTGTCGGATTAGGATATGGAATATATCGTGAAATGACAAAAGATAGTAGAAATCATGAAGCATCCGTTGAACAAACTAACGGAAAATACAAAGAGTGGTATGATCAAGTGATTAAAGGTGCAACACAATCTGGAAGTGCAATCGATAGATTAAAAGGTGATGTTCAAAATAATAGTAAAGCCATAGTAGAGGAAACTGAAAAGATTAAAAAAGCTAATACCTCAATCATGGAAAGTCTTGATAAAAACTTTAAAGAAGGTAGTTGGTATTCATCTGATGGAGAAATCAGAAAGAAACTAAAAGAGAATCTATCTTTAAGTGATGAAGATGTAAACGAGATTGAAACTAAGTTCAGAAACTATGGAATTATGTTAGGTAATTCACTATCAAGTATTCAATCAAGCTATCTGGAGAATAAAACTATTACAGCAGATTATGCAATGGCTCAAATAAAAACTATTAACGATTTAACGTTATCTACCGTTGAAGGTATTGAAAAGCGTAGACAAGCTGAAATGGATAGATTGAATGCTCTTAAAGCACAGGGAATAATTGAGGAAGCAGAGTATAAAAAACAAGCAGAAGTTGTAAAACAAACCTTTGATACTCAGATTAATTCAGCAAAAGAAGCACAAGGAAGAATTAAAGAAATTCTATCTAATGCTGCAAAAGACCATAGAAGTTTAACAACTCAAGAGATGAATGAAATAGAGAATCTCTATAAGAGACTAGGCAAGAGTGCGGTAGAGGCTGCAACCTCAAGCAAAGAAGCTCAAGACCTTCTGAAAAAAGGAATGGAAGAAACAGCCTTAGCCGCTAAAATTGCAGCGTTAAAACAAATTGGATTGATTACTGATACTAAAGAAGAATACATTAATAATTTAGGTTCTATTGAATCTAAAATTCAGGAAGTTAACAGTATTTTAAATAACTGGACTAGTCACTCTGATATTAAATCGATAGGAATTAAATTTGAAGGTCATGATCTTGTGTTTAATTTTAAAAGTGATTATGAACGACTTATTGCATTACCAGACATAATGAAAGCAATAACTATTGCTGAAAGTCAAGGTCGTACTATTAAGATGACTAAAGAAGATTTAGAATGGCTGGATAAGAAAGGAATACATCCTAAAAATGTTGAGATTGTAGATAAAGCAAGCTTACCATTAGATAATATTAATGGGAAAATAGATACATTTAAAAATGCTAGTTTGCCGCCTAAATCTATTATGTTGAGAGATGAGGGAAGTACAAGTATAGATAATGTATTTAAAAAGGTTTTAGATTATAACGCACAAGCTGTTAATGAAAAAAATCTAAAAGTTAATGATAATGCAAGTCAACCAATTACAGATGCACAAGGGAAGTTAGATTTATTTAACGGAACAAATCCTGTTAATAAGAATTTATCAGCTAGCGGAAATGCTAGTCCATTCACACAAGATGCAACAAATAGTTTAAATGTATTTGCAGCAACTAATCCAGGTACTAAAAGTATTATGGCTCAAGGTAATGCGACACCATTTACTGACACAGCGAAAGCTTCAGTAGATAGATTTAATGCAACACCTACACCTACAAAACAATTAGAAGCTAATGATAATATCACGAACAAAGCTAATAGTGCTTCTGGGGCAATTAGGAGTATTCCTCAATTTTGGCAATCAGTGATTTCAGTAGTTGCAAGTGGACCTATAGCAATGTTACAAAAATTAGGACTATTCGCTTCAGGTGGGAAAATTGATTTATTTGCACATGGTGGGAATATTGATATGTTTGCTAATGGTGGAATGATTGGGAGTACTCAAAGTTTACCACCAAGATATCAAGGTATTGTAGGTGAAGCTGGCCCAGAATTATTCCAAGTAACAAGAAGTGGTGTGAACATTACACCATTATCTACAAGAGAGAAAATTAAAGGAATAAGTGGAACGTTAGCAGAACAATATGGAGCTAATAATCCTAATGTTAATATTACCATCAACGTGACAGGTAATAATATAAACAACAAAGAAGACATTGATACATTAGTAAAAGAGATTGAACAAAAACTAGTGAGATCTATGAAAGAATACAAAAATATGAGTTTTGGAGGTGGTAGAAATGTCGTTACATTATAATGAGTTAATCTTCAAAGGGAAGTCTACCGCCGATTTTCCCTTTGAAATTTTTGTAACAGAAAATGATGGAATCAATAAAGGGAAAAGAAAAGACAAAATATTTACATCTGATGATATGTCAGGAGGAATTGTAAGAACTTCTACAGCATATGAGCTTGTAGAAAAATCATATAAGCTATTAATCCACAATGTAAAATTAAACCAAATCAATGAATTATTAGTGTGGTTAGAAGGTAGTGGTAAATTAATAGCCTCTGATAATCCTGACAGGTATTATGAGGTGTTAACAGTATCTGCAGTAAGAGCTAGACTGGGTGAAGTAGATGAATATGAAATAGACGTAGTATTCACTTGTAATCCATTCTCATATAGTATTGCATCTGATATTAAGACATACACAGGTAATGGAGTTATAAACAATGAAACTAATGTAATAATGTATCCTAAAATAACTCTATATGGAAATTCAACGAGTGGCACATCATTAACCATAGGTAATCAGGTAGTCAGATTAAAACAGCTATCTGAAAAGTTAGTTATTGAATGCAAACAAGGTGAACAAAATGTATATGATAAGAACGGAAATCTATTAAATAGTGTAATGCTAGGAGCGTTTTTTGAGATTAAACCAGGAGTGAGTGGGATTGTTCTAGGTAATGGAATTACTAGGTTGGAAATAGAGTGTAGATGGGGGGCGTTCGTTTAATGTTATGGTTATATGATGAATTTGAAATAGATTTTACTTATAACGGAATAGTGTTGAATAATGCTTACGATTCGGACATTCACTGGGTGTTGAATACAATGTATAAATTAACATTCAAATATCCAACAGTAGACAATGATCTATATTCTTTCATTGAAAAAGGTATGATTGTAAAAGCTGATGAGCATGACAGAACAAACTTATTTAGAATTAAGGATATTGATATATCTGAAAATGATAAATGTATTACTGTCACGGCATATCAAAAAAACTATGATTTTAGTAAAAGGTTAGTAAATAACTTCGGAAGACTTCGTGTAAACTGTATGTCAGTACTTGATGAATGGTATTCAAACTTTTTATCTAGTGAGAAAGATTTCTCATATTATTCAGATATAAATGCTATTAATTCGTTTGTATCACATAATGATGATACTGATAATAAACTTAGAACATCATTTGAATTATTAGGAGGAATTGCTGATACTTATTCTGCAGATATTGATATGCATGATAAACAAATTAGCTTGTTAGAACGATTAGGAAGAGATACTGAAGAAGTATTAACTACAGCTAAAAATATAAGTGAATTTGTTAATACTAGTAATTCTGATGAAATTGTTACTAGAATTTATGCTAGTTCAACTTTTAAAGTTGGTGATAAGTACGATAAAAAGGACTTACGAGAACAGCACAGACAACAATTAAAAGCCTTGAGAGAATCTCAAAAAGAATACTCACAAGGTAGAAATGCTGTTAAAAAAGCTCAACAAATGAAAGATGAAATAGCTAAAAGATACGCTAAAGAACTTGCTAAGAATAACAAGAAAGTAAAGCGTAGTGGTAAAGTAATTAAATCATATTCTCAAATTGAATCAGAAGTAAATGCTAAATATCAGGCAAGAGAGAGAAAATCTCAACAAAGAAAAGCTGAAAGTCAAGCGATAGCTGATAGAAAGAAAGCTGAAATTGAATCATTAAAAGCACAACAAAAAGAAGAACTAGAAGCATTAGATGAAGAAATTACTATTAATCTAATTGTAGAAAGTCCGTTGATTAATGATTATCCATTCATCAATGAAATAGCAGTATCCAACAATGATTTAAGAACTGCTGAAGAGTTAGAAGAATGGGCCATGGAATATTTCACAAAACAAAATATCGACAAGCCAAAAAACTCTATCAAAGTTACTTATGAACAGTTATCAGAGGATATCAATCGTGGAGACACTGTAATTTTAAAATATTTAAAATATGGTGTAGACGAAAGAATAAGAGTAGTTGAAACTCACTATGATCCAATGCTAAAAAAATGGAAAGAGTTTATTCTAGGTGAAAAAGAAGGTCGATTAGGTTCAGAAGTATCAAATGCTAGTAGTGGAGCGATAGCTAAAGCTAATGCTTATACAGATATAATCACTATGGATATAGAACGAAAAGTCAAAGAACGTAGTGAAAACTATGATAAGCTATTTAAGAAAAATACAGATGAAATTAATAAAAAGATTGAAGATGGATTTGAGAAAGCTAAGGCATCAAGTGAAGTAATAACAGCTAAGATTGATGAAGATCTAGAGAAAAAACTAGCACCTATTAGAAATCAAGTATCAACAACTGTAGAAAACTACAACAGGCAATTCCAAGCTACAAACTTAGAGATAAGCAAAAATAGAGTTGAAGCAACAAAGCAAATTCAAGCACTAACTGATAGAGTTAACAACATTCAAGATATTTCTAACAATGAAACAGTTAGAGAACTTAGAGGACTTGTTAACGGTGCTACTAGCAAGGTTACAGAACTTGAAACTAGTATTACTAGAGAATTTACTGCTGTTAAAAAGAAAAATGAAGATAGTTTAAGTGCAGTTAAAGCAGAGTTTACTAAAAGTGTAGACGGCTTAACAAGTAAGATTACATCACTTGAGGAATATAAAAATCAAGATGGCAGTAGAACGGAAAGCTTGAAACAATGGGTTCAAAGAGATACAGCTAGTCAATTAAGCCGTGAAAGAACTGAAATTAATAAAATCATTGATAATAAAGGTTTTGTTAAGAACACAGAATTTAGTAGTAAGTTTACAGAGAGTGCTAGAGGTATCAACAACCAACTATCAGCGTTAGAGACCTACAAAAATCAAGATGGAGTAAGAGTTGCTAATATGCAAATTTGGGTGCAAAATAACACAGCTAATCAATTGACTGCTGAAAGAAGAAATATCGAAAAGTGGGTTAACGACAAAGGTTATGCAACAACCTCTGTTGTTGAAAACAAGGTGCAAGAAACAGCTAATAGTTTTAGTCGTGAGATAAGTAATGTTAGAAATAGTATTCCAACTAGTGTAGGTGGGAGAAATAGAGCTTTAAAAACTACCAAAGACTGGGGAGAATTTGTAAGTGGTTTTTCTCCTGAAGGTACTAATATGAGATTATCTTTACATACAGTTTTAGCAGACGGATTGAAAGCTGGAGATAAATTATTAATATTTTTAGAGTATTCCATTGATGATGTTGTGAGATTTAATAACAATAACATAACAGCTAATTTCCAAGCACTAGGAGATATTACTGAGTGGAGTTCCTCTGGAAGTCCGTTTTATCAAAACATAGGTAATTTATCAACTGGAAATAATTATAAAATCGCTAAATTTGAAGTAGTGTTAAATTCAGAAATGGTTAAAAATAATTTTTGGTATTTAGAAATACGTGTTGACGGAGCAACAAGTTGTAAGGTGCATACTAAAAGATGCAAAATTGAAGTTGGTGATATTTATACTGACTGGACACCAGCTCCTGAAGATGTAGAACAAAATGTCAACGAATTAAACACATGGAAACAAACTGCTAATCAAACTTTAAATACAGTTACTAGCACGTTAAACGATACTGTAAGGCACTCACAACTAAGAGTAGGTGCTGATAAGATTGATTTTGGTTCAAATCAAGTGTTCGATGGAAGAAATCTTGCAAGTATGCTTTCAGTTAGTCCAGAGAGTATTAACGCTATAACTGATAAATTAGTAATCACACCATCTAATGAGAATCTAGTAAGAGTGAATCAACGAGAAAGTATAACAAGTGGTGAACGTGATACTTTCATTACCGATGATATCAAGGAAGATTTAAGTGATGGAGCAGAATTTTACTTCAAAGCAAAGTTTTCTAGCAATGGAAGAGGTAAGCAAAGAATAGGAATTCATATATATGTTACTTATACAGATAACAGTCAAAGTTGGGGATTTACTGAAATGTTCCCAATTAATAGCTATGCGTGGAGTGAAGAAAGGACAGCAACCTTAAAATTTGAAAAGACCGCTGGGAAAAAAGTTAAACATTACGTTTTTGGTATCCATCAATCAGCGTGGAATGATTTTTCAAGTTGGACTATTAAGGAGTTAGAGCTCTACAAGAAAAAATCAGCAGAATTAATTGTTGATGGTTCAATTGAAGGTCGACAAATAAAAGCTAAAACATTGGAGACTGGACACCATAAGGCAGGAAGTATCACTTCAGAAATTATTGCTGCTAAGGCAGTAAAGGTTAATAACTTACTTGTAGATGATGCAATGATTCAAGAGTTTGTTGCTCACAAAGCTTTCATCAGTAAGCTTTGGGCACAAGATGCTTTTATCAAATCTTTACAAACTGTTAAAATATCAGCAACTCAACTAGATACTGACTGGCTTTCAGCATATACTGGGGATATTGGAGGATTCAGAATTGGTAAGAACCCTAATCAACCTGGAGACTTCTGGCTTACAGGGTCAAACAACTTCAACTGTGGATTAAACCCAGGTCACAACATTGGAACACGTGGTGCTCAAATTTGGGCAGCATGGGGGAACAATTGGTATCAAGCAGGACCGAATGCATGGTATGTAAATGGTAATGGTGCCATGGTTTGTAATGCAACTGCTGTTTTTAATCGAGGATTAGATGTACACGGTAGACATATTTATACTCATGACCAAGATATATATGGTCAAGGGGCAGGAAGTAGCACAACAAAAGTAATGTGGTGGTCACAAATCAACAGAGTAAAAAGTGCAATATCTGACAAACGTTTAAAAACCAATGTTAAACCAACTAAAGTTAAGGCAGTAGATTTACTTAATAAAATTGAAATAGTTGAGTTTAATTGGAAAAAAGATAATAAATTCGAAAAAATCGGAGCAATTGCTCAACAAGTTCAATCTGTGGAAGCAAGCCTTGTTGTTCATGATATGGACGATAAACAAACCTACAACGATTATCTAAGAATCAACTATTATGATACTATACCTTACCTTATTAAAGCAGTACAAGAACTATCACAACAAAATAAAGAATTAAAAAACAAATTGGAGGAATTAATTAATGGATAAACAATTACAACCAATCGATTTAATCGCTCAAGAATTGAGTGAAAAAACTATGCAATTAGCACATTATAAGGTTGCTTATAATGAATTAAGCAAAGAACTAGAAGTAAAAGAAAAGGAATTAAAAGAATTAAAAGAAACTAAAGTAGAAGAAGTAAAACACGAGGAGGTACAATAATATGACTTTAGAAATCTCAGTTAAACAACCTAACCCAACCGCAGGAGGATACAAGAGTGTAAACGTATATTTTAATATGAATACAGGAGGTATATATTTCAATGGTAATGTTGAACTGCCAGGTAAATTTGCAACTGCTAATGATGCAGAAATTCTAGAAGAAATTAGAAAACAAATCGCAGTTCAGATGTACACAGGAGAAGCAACTCCAGCACTAGTTGCTGAATATGCTAACCTTAACAAGCAAGTAGGTATTTTAACAGGAAACAAACAAGATACTGCAGAACGTGAGAAAGCATTAACTAAGTTTGCTAATAAAGTTAATAAAGGTAATGATAAAGTGATTATGGCATTACTACTGAACGTGCTAGATCCTAAGACAATCAACGCTAAGAAAGATACAATCATTAATGCATTTGATTCTTATGAGGTAAATGTCGATTACTCTGTAGGAGATAAATTCAAATTTGAAAATAAACTATATGAAGTAATTGAAGACCACACAAGCGTTGTTGAGTGGATTCCTAGTAATGAACCTACTAAATATAAAGAAATCACTTTTGAACGTACTGAAAATAAAGAACAATTAGAGGATGATAACAACCGATACATTACTAAATTACAATTAGATGAAGCATTAACAAAAGTAGTCCAAACAATTATGGAACAATTATCACAAGACGATGAAGGAGAAGAAAATCATGACAATCACGGAGAAAATAGCAACAATTTATCACACAGCGAGGGGGATAATTAAGATGAAATTTAGTGTAAAACGTGCAAAATTTAAACAAAACGATTATTTAGTACAAACTCACATGAGAATGGTTATTACAGAGGTTGAAACTTTAGAGCAAGTACCTAACTTTGGAAACTTACGTGAAATGGTTAGGTTAGCAGTTGAGGAATTCAAACGAAAAGAAGCAGAACTTAAGGCAGTTGAAGAAGTGGCCACACCTAAAGAAGTTGTAACTGAAGCTCCAAAAGAAGTTGTTGTTACTCCTGCCCCAGTAAGTGAACAACCTAAAGTGGAAGAAGCTCCAAAAGAGGTAGTTGCTCCAACACCAACAGTAAGCGAAGCACCGAAAGAAACTACAGAAACAGAAAGAAAAGAAGAGCATGCAGAATAGCATGTTCTTTTTTACGAGGTAATCTAAATGGAAATAACATTACCTGAACTAGCAGAACGCTATTATCACTTAGTTAAAGATGTCTATATTCACGCTTTTACGCTAGTGGTATTTCTTGATGTTTTTACAGGAATAGCGAAAGCTTTTGTAACAAAAAAATTAAACTCAACTATTAATAGACGTGGATTGATTGAACATATTATAGTTTGTGTAATGTGCATTACAGTATATCCATACTTACTTTATTTAGGATTTAACGAAATTGCTACAGCTTTCTTATTATTCTTTACACTTAGTTATTGTCTATCGTTAATTGAGAATTTAAGTGCATTAGGTGTACCATTCCCAACAGGATTAAAGAAACGATTAGAAAAATTACGTGATGAATTAGACGGTAAGGAGTTAGAAGATGAAAAAACTAGTAAGAACAAATTTGACAAACACACCTAGTAGACGTGGAACAAAAGATTTAAACATTCAATTCTACTCACATGATAAGAATAACGCTGGATTTGAGTTTGTGGTAAAAAACGAAACTGATTTAACGCAATATACACCTAAGGTACTATTCAAATTCAGGGATTCTAATTCAACATGGCAATCCAATGGGACTGTAGAAGGTAATGTAGTTAAGGTTAACTTCAATACTGATTTAATAGCTAGATGTGAGGAAGTATTAGGTTTCTTATTCTTAGATAGTGAGAGTAACTCATTAGATGTGTTTAAATTCAAATTCAATGTAGTGTTATCTGAAATTGATAAGAACGAAGTTGAAAAGCGTAGAATTAAACATGTAGAAAATATTAGCTCATTTGAGTTAGTAACACGTGCGGAGCTAAAAGAAGAGTTATCTAAACTTCAAATAAACGGTGTAGATTTAAGTGATTACTTAACAACAAAGGTTGCTAATGAAACGTACGCTTTAAAGAATGAAATTCCTAGTATAACTGGCTTTGCAACAACTAGCGATATTACTGAAGCTAAAAAAAGCGTTATAGAGGAAATTAAAAATCTAGGATATGCAAAAACTACAGAAGTTCCTGCAGCATACAACGATAGTGAATTGTCAAAACGTGTAACTAATCTTGAAACAAAGGTCGATAAAGATACAATCTATGATGATAGTGATTTAAAATCTAGAGTTCAAGCGTTAGAAAACAGACCTGCTCCTGCAAATACAGCTTACGATGATTCAGAAGTAAAAAGACGTTTGACAGTCTTAGAAGAAAGACCTGCTGGCACATCTTATGATGATAGCAAATTGACTGAACGTGTGAAAAAACTTGAAGATAAACCTGGAATAGATGCTTCAAAATTCATTACTGAAGAAACTTTGGCAGCTAAAAAAATTGTAACTAAAGATGAATTGAATACACTTAAACCTAATCAAACACTAACACTTATCAACAACACATTAAGTATAAGTGGTGGAAATAATATTGAGTTACCAATTTGGGAAATTCACGGAACGGGAATGCCTAACGGTGTAGTAGAAGCTGAAATTGGTACAACTTATGTTGATAAGAATAAAACTAATGGTGCTTTAAAATGGATAAAAACTACCAATGGTGGCAATACTGGATGGGAAGTGTTGATTGGTGATACTGGTTGGAGAACGTTAAATAGTGTCTCCCGAGCAGGCAACTCGTTCATAAAAATCAGACGAGTAAACAATCTTGTTACTTATCAATTCGGAGGTCTTCAATGGGGTTGGTTTGGAGTAGGAAAACGAAATGGACCTGGATTTGTAAGACACAATAGCAGTGGAGACAAAGGGGCTAAACTTACTTATCCTAACGGTATTCCCGAAGGTTTTAGAAGCGAAAGTTCGCTTGTAGGACCAATTTACGACGACAAAGGTAGACCTTATGGAATCTGGTATTTGGGAGGAGTAACAGACTTAAATTTCATTCAATTCACATTCAATGATCCTATCCCAACGGATAGAGATATTGGAGATATTCGAGTAAGTGCAATTTCATACTTAACAAACGAACCCTGGCCTACAACATTACCATAAGAAAGGGGGTGAATAATATGCCAGATTTACAAACAGCATCAGTATTTCTAATAGTTGCACTATTAGGGATGTTGGGGAAATTTTTAAAAGAATCTAAATTCTTTCCAGATGAAATGATACCTAATATTTTAGGAGTATTGGGGGGATTGATTGGAACGATTTTATTCAAAGATCCTACTGCTATTGCTTTAGGTTTTAGTGCAGTTGGGATTCACCAATCTTACAGACAAACTGTAGGAAGAAATGATAAAAACAAAACGGAGGATAAATAACATGACAGAAATTTATAGCGATTATTTTCAAAACGGAGTATTCTTTACTCCACCAAAAAATGATATACTAGGAGTTGTAATTCACAACGATGGAGGTTCTCTATCTGCTAGACAATACGACGGATTTTTAGTAGACCGTGTAAACAACGGAACTCTTGATAGAGGATTCGCAGCATACTATGTAGATAGAAACGATGTTTATGTTTTCCAACCATCTAACCATCAAGAATGGCACACAGCGAACCCTTACGGAAACGGTAATTTTATCGGGTTTGAAGTTTGTCAATCAATGTCAGCAAGTGATAGTGAATTTATAGCTAATGAGGACGCTACGCTATTACTAGCTGGTCAAGTACTTCAAAGTTATGGATTACCTATTAACGAAGACACGGTTAAATTACACCACGAATTTAGTGCAACTGATTGCCCTCATAGAAGTATGGAATTGCACGGAAACGGTGGAGCTTACAACGGTGCAGGGACTGAAGCTTGTAGACAATATTTTATTAATAGAATTAAGCAACTATTAGCTGGAGATGTGACTGAACCACCAGTGGTAGAGAAAAGTATTTTAGACGAAGACGTAGAACTTGCTAAACGTGATGAACCATATTACGAAGCAACTGTAAGCATTGATTATATTTTAGAAAGTCAACCAACAGAAGATAGCGAGGATAAGGAATTTATCCCAGCAGGCACAAGAGTACGTGTGTACGAGAAAAAAGGCGGTTGGTCTAGAGTGAACTATAAAGATAGCGATCAATGGATTGAGGATAAGTACTTAACAGAAGTTGAAGTATTTTAACAAACACCCCCACAATAGTGGGGGTTATTTTTTTATGCATTTTTTAAAAAAAAGTTTTAAAAACTATTGACACGCTCGAGCGTGTATTGTATAATAATAAATGTAAGATAAAGAAAGAGGTAAAACATCATGGAATACACAGTTTATAAAAGAGGTCAAATCACAAAATATGAGGCAGGAGTTGTATATAGAGCATATAAAAATAATGATATTAACTGCTTACCAGAATTTACAAAATGGTTATATGATGAAACAAACGCTTATATTGGAACAGCTATTCAACGTTATAATCAAGATGCTAGAACTTACGATAGAGTATATGAAATAACTAGAAGTATTTTAACAAAAGATTTTGATAAAGCAAACGAATTAATTAAAATGATTCAAGATGATTTTATTAGATTATGTGGTAAAAAATCAATGTTTTACAAATATAAAAAAGAAGAGGATAAATAGGAGGAAATTAAAAATGAAAGCAAATGAATTATTAGAATTATTAAAAGAAACAGTAGCAAACGGGGGCGAATTAAACTTCGCCCTTAAACACAAAAGAATAAACAGATATCTAGCGAACTATGATACTAAAAACTTTGCTGGAGTGTTTGCTTTTTCAAACGCAGGAATTTACGGTGTATACGGAGATTTTTTAGAAGAAAGTTTTGATTTTGAAAATAATCAAATTGATAATAGAAATCAAAAAGATGAAACAATTTTAGAAGTATTAGAAGCTATTCTAGTTGATTGGGAATTAGTAGAAGAAGTAAAAGATAATAAATTAGAATACAGTTTTAAACCATATAAAATTAAATATGAGCCTCAATATATTCAAGATATCGCACAAGATAAGAGAATTTATATATCAAAACAAGGAAATGAGGTAATTGAATTTACAATTGATGGTTGTATATGGAATATGAAATTAGAAAAATTTAACGGTGAAAAAATCAGATATAAATTAGATAAAGCTATAGTGGAGTATCTATAGTATGTGGAAAACAATTCAATTTAATAAGCAAAACATAGAACACGAGACTGACAGGGCGGTTTTAATTAAACTGCCCAACAGTTCTTATTATAAAAATTATAAATTTTGGCATCCGTCTAAATTAATTAGACCGCTAAAAAAGGGGAATGGATATTTCTTAAGTTTATCCTACACAGATGAATTCAGATTTAAAATTTTTAAAAATGATAAAACAACTAAAGAAATATGTGGTGAAGAATTAGCTTTATGCTTTAATCAACTTACAGAAGAAGATGATACAAGTTATTTAGAAGTTACTGAACCTGTTAAGATTAATAAGGATGTAGAAATAATTTCAGAATTGGAGCGTTAGTATGCTTACAGAAAATCAGAAACAAGCATTTGAAAAATTTAGAAAATTAAAAGTAGGTGCATTGTTCATGGAACAAGGTACTGGAAAAACAAAAGTAGCAATAGAATTAATTAAGACTACTGATTGTGATTTAGTTTTGTTTTTCTGTCCTTTTTCTACAAAAGATAATCTACAAGATGAAATAAACAAATGGACGTTAGATATAGATTATAAAATTATAGGATATCAAACTTTATCAAATAGTGATAAAACTTATGTTGAATTACTTGAAGAAATAGAAGATAAAAAGCTATTCATCGTTGCTGATGAAAGTATATTTATTAAAAACGATGATACAAAACGATATAAAAGGCTTATGAGCATTGCTAAAATGAGTGATTATAGATTGATTTTAAATGGTACACCATTAACTAAAAATGAATGGGATATTTACAATCAGATGAATTTTCTAAGTGATAAGATAATAGGGATGAGTAAACAAGAATTCTTAAATGTATTTTTTAAAAAAATATCCTATAAGAAAGTTGGCCAACGTCCTAAAGAATTTTACAAGTTATCTGATGTTAACATAGACTATTTACACAAACTTATAGCACCGTATATATTTGAATGTGATTTTGAATTTGATAAAAATGAAGAGATTAAACACATTAGAATAATTGCTAGTGAAGAAGCACAGGAAAGCTACAATCGTAAAAAGCAACAATTACTCAACTCAATTAGTAAGGGAGAAAGTATAATAGATCAATTCCAAAATCTAGCTTATAGTTGTTTTAACGATGAAAAAAGACATGTGGAAATAGCTAAATATGTTAAAAATGAAAATCAGATAATAGTGTTTTGTACTTTAGTTAGCGAAGCAATAAATCTAGCTAATCAATTGAATTGCTATTTAATTACAGGTGATACTCCGTTGAGTGAACGTTCTGAAATAAAAGAGAGTTTTAAAAAAGATAATAAACCGTTAGTAATGACATTAGGAACAGGTGCTTATGGTTTGAATTTGCAATTTTGTAATAAGATTGCATTTAGCAGTATAACATTTGACTATGCAAAAACAGAACAAGCTATTAGCAGGATTAAACGTATAGGTCAAGAAAATGATATTGAATATACTTATTTTACGTCTAATCTAGGTATTTTTAATATGATCTTTGAAAATAATGAAAAGAAAAGAAGTTTAAAAGAATTGTTGATAGATAAGATTAATGAAGGGAGCGATTATTTTGAAAATATATTGTGATGAAAATGTATTTGAAGCTAGTAAAGAAAGAGTAAAATATATATTTGATGAATTTGAAAATATATATGTGTCTTTCTCTGGAGGTAAAGATAGTGGAGTATGCATGCATTTAATGTGTGAAGAAGCTAGGAAGAGAAATAGAAAAATAGGTGTCTTATTTATCGACATAGAGGCCCATTATCAAATGACTATTGACTATTCAATTCAAATGATAGAAAAATATAAAGATGTAATTAAACCTTACTGGGTATGCTTGCCTATGCTAACGGATAATAGTTTATCTTACAATGAAATGACTTGGAGTTGGTGGGAAACTGAAAAGAAAGATATTTGGGTAAGGGAAATGCCAACAATGGATTATGTTATCAATGTAGATAATAATCCTATAGACTATTATAAATACAATATGACGTTTGAAAGTTTTGTTGCAAAGTTTGGTAAATGGTTCGGAAAAGGTGAAAAAACAGCCTGTATAATAGGTATTAGAACACAAGAGAGTTTAAATCGTTGGAGAGCCTTAACAACTAAAAATAAACGTAAATACAAAGATATAATGTACTCTACACAGGTTGATGAAAATGTATATAATTTTTATCCTATATATGATTATACAACAGAAGATATTTGGACGTATTATGGGAAGACTGGGAATGAGTACAATAAATTTTATGATTTAATGTACAAAGCTGGAGTATCAATTCATAGTATGAGAATTGATGAACCATTTGGAGATACAGCAAAAGCTGGATTAAATATGTTTAAAATTATTGAACCTAAAACTTGGGTGAAAATAGTTGGGAGAGTTGCTGGAGCTAATTTTGGAAATATCTATGCTAACTCAACTATAAATACAGCTAATTATAAATTACCGAAAGGTCACACATGGGAAAGCTTCACATATTTCTTATTAGATACATTACCGAAAAACGCTAGTGATCATTACAAAGAAAAATTTAATAAATTTATAAAATGGTGGACGGAGAAAGGTTCTGGAATGAGACAAGAAGATATAGATATATTAAATATTAATTACAACGGAGCTATATTTCAAACTGGAGAAATGAGTACTAGAGGTAATAAGGATAAAGAGGTAATTAAGTTTAATCATGTTGTTGATACTATTCCAGAATTAGACAGTAAGCAAGATGTTTTAACGTGGAAAAGAATGGCAATGTGTATTATCAAAAACGATTATTTCTGTAAAAGTTTATCATTTGGAATAAGCAAAGAACAATTGAAAAGAAGAAAGGAGACAATGAAGAAATATGAGTCAATTTTGTAGTCCAGTATATAATATTAAAAGAGTGCCTGTAGAAAAAATTCAAGCAAATAGCTATAATCCTAACCATGTAGCACCGCCAGAAATGAAATTACTTTATAAATCAATTTTAGAAGATGGATACACAATGCCTATTGTATGTTACTATTTAGAAGATATAGATAAGTTTGAAATAGTTGATGGCTTTCATAGATATACTGTGATTAAGAAGCATAAAGATATATTTGAGCGTGAGGGCGGCTGTTTGCCAGTATCTGTTATTAATAAGCCTATAAGTGATAGAATGGCTTCAACTATCAGACACAATAGGGCAAGAGGCTCTCACGATGTCGAACTTATGACTAATATTGTAACTGAATTAGTAGAAAGTGGTTGTTCTGATAGATGGATAATGAAGAATATTGGAATGGATGCAGATGAATTATTAAGATTAAAACAATTAAGTGGGTTAGCAGCGATATTTAAAGATAAAGAATTTTCAAAAGCATGGGTTGTTGAATAAATTTATTTCTGATATAATTATAAAAAATATCTAGGAGAAGAAACATGAATAAAGTATCTGAAGCTAAACTAAGAAGCAATAAAAAGTGGGATGATAATAATCGTGAACGTAAAAGATATATTAATAAGAGATCTACAGCAAGAAGTTTTATTAAAACAATGGAACGAGAAGACATTCCAGAATTTGAAGAATTATTAAAAGAACGTAAAGCTAGAGAAGATTAGTATAAAATGTTAAAATAAGTATCGTTAGTAGAATTCAAAATTTACATAGGAGAGATAGTATAAATGCTATCTCTTTTTTATATTTTATGTTACAATTACTGTGAGAGGTGATCTATATGAAATATTATATAAGTGATTATGGTAATACTAGAATGAGAGATTTTTTAGTAAGAAATGGTGATGTAAAAGAAGATAGTCAAGGTATTTATACTTTAGATACAGAAGATTTTGAAGAGTTTCAACAACAATTTGTGAGTTTGCAATATTTTAAAACAATAAATGATTTTGTTGAAGCATTTGAAACTGAGGAAATGATTTCTACTGGAAAATATTCTTATTTGGTAAGGGTAATTGAAGATGATGAAGAGAATGTATATAGTTTAATTTATGAAAGAGAAAACGGAGCGAAAACTGTCACTATAAATGATGTAGTAGAAATAAGAGAAGGTGACATTTTTTGTGAAGATATTTAAGCCCCCAATATAAGGGGGTTATTTTTATACAAGGGGCACAGGGGTACAAATTAGGGGCAAATATCCCCGAAAAAGCATTTTTTTACGGGAAAATACGAGAGTGAGAAGTCAGTAAAGCAAGGGATTTTAAGCACATATGAGTATATATAATATATATGACTATGACTA